TGACGGAGAGAACTACGGACGCTCATATTGTGAGGAATATCTTGGAGATCTTCAGTCCCTTGAGTCACTTACTAGAGCCATCGTTGAAGGAAGTGCAGCAGCAGCCAAGGTATTGTTCCTTGTTAATCCAAATGGAACCACTAGAAGTAAAGCTCTCAGTGAAAGTCCTAACGGTGCAATTGTACAAGGCAATGCAGGGGATGTATCAACTCTCCAACTCAACAAATTTAATGACTTCCGTGTAGCTTCGGAAACAATCAATCAGATCAAGGACA